GGCAATGATGACAAAAGCACAGTTGAAGGACGTATTCAATGGTCCCGCGTCCTTGCTGTACCAACCCACTCCCCTGGAGGGCCAGACCCTTACCCTTGACCCGACCCTCGACGTTCCCGTAAAGGTGGACACCATCGAGTTTGAGCAAGGTGAGCCAAACATCGAGCACTACAAGGTTATCGGCCTTGCTGGTGACTGGGTATCGAGTTCGGAGGCAGGTGATATCACCCTCAGTTTCCGTGTTCCCACCAAGCACACCAACATTCTGCAGATGGCCTTCGGCAGCAGTGCCGTAACGAACAAAAGCGTGAGCTACGACGGCACATGGACTGGCGACGGTGTTGTGCTGAGCAACCACAAGGTGACAGGCACATGGGCTATCGTGAACGACTCCCAAGACCAGATGTTGATTATCAACAACACTGCTCTGTATGCCTCTATCGTGATGGACACCGACGCCAAGGGTGTTGTAGCCGTTGATTTCAGCGGTACCATTGAGAGTGACGGTTCTAACCCCGACATTCTGTTCTTGAAGAAGTCGGCTTGATGGCAGTCTTAACTATTGACCTAGGGGCGGGCGGAACTTCCGCTTCGCCCCTTTCTTTTTATCACAGACACGTAACGCAGGAAGGATGGCGAAAGAGACAGTAGAGCAGCCTAGTGTGGACGCGCAGCGGTTGTATGACGAGCTGTTGTCGGCAGAGCCGGAGGTGGTGAGCTTCGGTGGCAGAAAGGCCCGTATCGGGTGGTTGCACAAGGACACGGAGCGTCGTATCTCACATATCATGTTGAAATACGACAGTGATGATGTTGCTAAGAATATCGTGAAGTGGTACAGTGCTGTTGTGCTAGACAGGCGCAGTGGTTTTCTGACGTGGCTGCTGACCACCTTTGTGTGGTGGGCGCACTGGCGTTGGACGTGGTATGTGAAGCGTGAGCGCGGCACTCAGTTTCAGATGGGTGTTGTCGGAGCGAGTAAAAAAAAACTAAAGGAGCGGTCAGAAGCCTGTGCGCTGACTACCATATTGATGGTAGAGGTGATGGACACGATGATGATGAAAGCGGCGCACGAAGCTGGCCGAGCCGAACGGGTTGGGGCGGCAGTCACGCCCTGAATGAGAAGTTCCCGTTCCTGTTCACGCGGTGGATGGGCATCAGGGAATACGGTTGGCGTTTCGGTTACACGAGTGCTCAGATAGACCTGATGGTGATGGACCAGCCCGTGATATCGTATAAGGACGACAAGAAGAAACGCTCTATGATGGCCAGCAAGAGCGAGGTTAACGAGCTCGACGCCTTGACGGAGGCATGGCAGAAGAAGCGTGGTGGCAAGACATTCGTGGGAGAGCAGTTCTCGCTGGATGAGTTTGTGAAGAACAAGATTTGATGACGGCTGCAATCTTTAATTGTCAATCATATCGTTGAATGTATCCTTGTCACAGAGCCATATGATGCCAAAGCCTACAGGTATTCCGATGATGAGCACCCACAGTTCCACGCCACCGAATATAATCAATAGGATAGCCAAAACGAAAATAGACAATTGTTTCATACCAATTTCTTTTTTGCAAAGGTAATAAAAATAATCTCATTGCTAATATATACATAACATAGATTAACAATTATGGCAAGTCAAGACCAGTTATGGTTCGAGTTGGGAGTTAGGGATAACGTCAGTCAGACATTATCGCAGCTGATGAAGGACGTGGACGCCCTTACGAGTAAGTTTGCCGATGCTACCGAAATGGCTAACGCTTACAAGAATATTCAAGGGGTGGCCAAGACTTATCAGGAGGTAGATGAAGCTATCAGACGTCTCAATACCACCCGTTCACAGACCACGGATAGGAATGAGCGTAAGCGTCTCTCAAATATTATCAAGGGGCTGAGAGATTACAGGCAGAAGTTTACGGATATCGTCAATGACCAAGACCAACTTGGCGAAAAGGGGAGTGCGGCATTCCAGCGTATCAAGACAAATATAGATATCGCCATCAGTTCCGCTAACAAATATAACAGTACTATCAACCGTCTGTTGTCGCGGCAAAGCGAGCTTAGCGGTATGCGCAACACGCTTACAAACGCCATTAATCAGGTTGGCACAGGTGTTGATACGACAGAGGCCAAAGCCTTGTTGCGTCAGCTCACTTCCAGGGAGGGCCACGTGGCCAACGCCATTAAGAATGGCTATGGTATGCCGACGAGTGCCAGCGACGCGTCGATGGATGCTTTGCATCGTAAGATGAAAGAAGTCATCAAGACCCTTGGCATAGATATGGTAAGCGCAGAAAAGTCCGCTGCACAGGCGGCCCGTGAGAACGCCCAAGCCAACCAAGGTCTTGTCAATGCCTACGACAAGGTTGTCGAGGCATCCAAAAAACAAGGCAGAGTCATGACTGAGCTCACGACCTTGGCCAACAGTTACTTCTCCTTGCTAGGAGCCAAGAAAATCGTCAATGACGTTATCACTATCGGCGGACAGTTCGAGATTCAGCACGTATCGCTTCAGAATATCCTCGGAGACCTCCAAGCCGCCAATACTCTCTTTGAGCAATTGAAGGATTTGGCCTTGGAGAGCCCGATGACATTCAGTCAGATAGCAGGTTTCACTAAGCAGCTTGCCGCCTTCTCTATACCACAAGAAGAACTATATGAAACAACGAAGCGTCTCGCAGACCTTAGTACCGGTCTTGGCGTAGACATGAGCCGTCTTATATTAGCTTACGGTCAGGTGCGTAGTGCTGCCGTGTTGCGAGGTCAGGAGCTGCGTCAGTTCACTGAGGCAGGCATCCCGTTGGTACAACGCCTTGCGGAAGAATTTACAAGACTGAACGGCAAGGTGGTACAGACTGGAGATGTATTCGAGCTTATCTCGAAGCGCAAGGTGCCGTTTGAAATGGTAAAGAAGGTGCTGTGGGATATGACCGACGAGGGAGGCCAGTTCTATAATATGCAGTACAAGATTGCCGAGACATTGAGTGGTAAATGGCAAAAGTTGACCGATGCCTATCAGCAGTTCCTAGGGCGTCTCGCAGAAGGCAATACTGTTAGCGGCAAGATGTTAAAGAATATACTCACAGGTCTCATTGATATCACCAACAGTGCAGAGCGTCTGTTACCGCTGTTCACCAGCATCATGGCCGTTTTTGGTGCTAAGCGGGGCTATGGCCTGTTGAATGGACTGATGACCGCGAATGCTTCTGCCGTTTCTGCCAACATAGCCGCCGCACAGCGTCAGAATGCCCTGGAAATACAGAGGGAGTTTACGTTGGGACGCATCAACAGACAAAGGATGGAGGAGCTGTTGGCTCAGAACGCCAATATGCGCAATACCTACTCTATTCTTGCCGCCAATGGCCGTTTGAGCACATTGCAGTTGTCTGGCCTTTATATCAAGAAGCAGCTGACGGCTGAAGACTTAAAACAGATGGTTGCTGAAAAAGCCATTACCGCTGAGCAGCAGCGTCAGATCATGTCTGCCACCAGATTAAGCGTTCTAAAAGGCACTGCCAGTAATTTCTTCAAGGGGATATTTACGCCAGGTAATCTGTTGTCTATAGGATTAGGCGTAGCCATCGCTGGTATAAGCAGTTACATCTCACATCTTCGTCAGGCAGAGGAGGAGACTCGCCGTTTCAGGGAAGAGTCGCTACAAGGCGCAGCAGAAAGGCTTAAGAGCAGCGGCGAGCTATTGGGGAATCTTGGCAGTCCTATCAAAGAAAGCGATTATGTTGACAAGATAGGCGTAATGACTAAATACCTGAAAGAGAATGCAGCAGGATGGGACAATGTGGCGACAGCATCTATGGACACAGGTACTAACTTGGCTAGTCTGAAAGAAAGATACGATGAGCTGGCCAAAGCTGTCAGAGCAGTTAACGAAGCCAATGAAGATATTCAGTCAGACCCAGACATGTTTAAACGTGCTGATGATGCCAGCGGCATTAACTGGATGATAGGGTCGAACGATGAAGTCAGTGGCCGCCTGCGGTCGGCACAAAAATACTATGATAAGTTTGGTCAGACCGTCAGAGACGTTTTGCAAAAAGACATGGAAGGCGTAGGCAATGTTATTGAAGGCGTATTGAAAAAATATGATGACTTTGCCAGTGCCGTAAGGGAAGCCGGTGCAGAAAAGAATCTCGCCAGGCAATTAGAGATATTAAGACAATATCCTGAAGCATTAAAGGACTTCAACAGTAACTACATAAACACGAATGGCTACCTTAGTGGCTCTGCCAGAGAGCTCCAAGAGTCATGGGGCGCGTATGCGCTACAGATGAGCTATGTCAACCAAAAACTAGAGGAGTTCTCCGAGAGAATAAAGAATGACATGCGTGGCCGGTATGGCGCGGATATCGACTTCTCAAACCTAACACCCCGTGAGGAAGAATTTTTTGCCCGCAGCCTTGACACCTTCTTGCAGCAAGCTAGAATCACGAATAGCAAGGTTATAGAGGATTTTAAGAATAAGCTCAACAACCAAGGCTTCAATATTCGCATGTACGTATCTACGACGGAAGCAGAACAAGACCTGATTGGTTGGAAGAAAGAGTTGGATGACCTTACAGGCGGTAAGTTCACGGCAGAGATTAAAGCCTTTTCAAATGTGACAGATGCTGTTGAGTTCTTTAAGAAGACAGTGTCTGAAATGAAAAAGGAAATTGAGACACAAAAGCCCATCGCTATCAAGTTCGGTTTTGTCTTAGGTAAAGACGGACTGTTTGGGGCCAACAGCAACACAAAGCAATACACGGGAGCTTTCAGCACTCCGTGGTCGACCATAGGAAAGGATGCCGCTGACAGTTTCAACGAGCAGACGACTACTGTAAGGCTTATCGAGAAGTACATGAAAAGTATCGGCGTCGATACGAGCGACTGGCAAGCAAAAGGTAGCAAGAAATCCAAAAGTAACAAGACGGACACGAAGCTAGAGGAGGCGAAGACGCGTTTTGACGAGATAAAGAAGTTCTATGCTGAGTATAAGAAGTTCAGGGAGACGATGGGCGAGGAGCAGGCCAAGTTGAAGGTGGAGGAAATCTTCGGCATAGATGCCAGCAAGGGCGATGAGATTATCAATAACTACAAGGGTGCGCTAGAAGGCGTACTGAACGGTCTGAGCCTTAACACCGAGCAGCGTAAGAAGTTCGCCACCTCCGTGTGGCAAGCCCTTGCCGACATTGACTGGGATAAGGTCAAGCAAGACCTGTCACGTAAGCTACAGGACATACAGGAGAGTCTGAGCCGTCAGGCCGAGCAGTGGAACCTCTACAAGACACTGTTGGAAAAGACAGGCGACAAGAGCTTGGCCATGAGTGCTTTCTCCGACGGTGTGGTGTTTGACGACCTTGCCAACAGTATGGCCGACAGGCTGCGTCAGGCCATGGAGAAGAACCTCAGAAAGGGTGCTCACCTCGTGATAGACTGGGATGCCGACGAGCAGTCAGCCGAGGACTACTTCAAGAAGAACTTTGAGGACGGCGAGGTGCTGTATAAGCAATGGCAGGAGATAGTGAAGCTGCTGCACAAGAACTACACTGATGGTCTGAGCGAGGTAGCCACGGCCACAGAGAAGCTGATGTCTACCAACGAGAAGATATTGAAGGCCGAGGCCGAGCTTACAGAATTGCGCAACAAATACGGAGCCAATGACCCCCGTGTGATGGTTAAGGAGAAAGAGCTTAACGACCTGCGTGTGAAGCAGTTTGAGGAGAGCGAAGCCTATCTGCGTTTCTATGCCGGCATTCTCGCGCTGACCACTGACGAGGCCGAGAATATAGGCAGTGCCATCAAGAAGAACCTCGTAGACCAGCTAGCCACAGGAGCTATCAATGCAGACAAGTTCTTAAAGAGCATCAAGAACGTAGAGCAGCAGTTAGCCACCTCGCGTAACAGGAAGAGCGACTTCCTCGCACTCTCCACAGGCGGTCTGAACGGATATTTCTCGAACAGGGAGAGCCGTGCCAACGACAGTATTGCCGCAGATGCCATCAAGATAGATGCCGCCCAGAAGCGTATTGACGCAGAGCGGAAGAAGCTACAGGCCGCACATACGAAAGGGGACAAGGAAGGTATCATGGCTGCACAGCTGCGTATCGCATTATCCGAACTGGACATATCGCTTGCGAAGGAAAGGATGAAGCAGCAGCAGACCCTGTTGATAAACAACAACAAGCAGCGTGAGAGTCTGAACAAGATAGCAGGCATTATAGACACCATCGCAGGAGCCATTGACGGAGCGCAGCAAGCCGCCCAACAGTTGAGCGATATGTTTGACGCACTAGGCCACGAAGGCAGTGCGAACACATGGAGCGACATTGCAAGCGTCATCGGCATCGTGGGCAGTCCTGTGAAGAGCGCGGGCAATGCCATCAAGAGTGCTTTGAGCGGCGACATCGGCGGTGTTATCTCGAATGCTGTGGGCATGATAACGTCGCCTATCACGGGCATTGCCCAGCTGCACGACAAGAAACGGGAGCGCGAGATAGAAAAGAGCACGCAGCGTCTAAAGGCTCTCACGACAGCCTTTGGCAACCTACAGGGTGCGATGGAGAAAGCCCTTGGCGGCATCTATACATCGGGTGGCTATAACGAGATGTATGCGAACCTGCAGGCGCAGCGCAATGAGCTACAAAAACAGTACGACCTGGAGGACGACAAGAAGAAGAAAGACAAGGACAAGCTCGCCGACTACGAGCAGCAGTTGAAGGAGCTGGACGACCAAATCAAGACCTATGCCTTGGATATGGCTAAGAGCTTGTATGACATTGACTTACAGTCGTGGGCAAGCCAGCTGACGGAAGCCATCGTTGGCGCATGGGAGAAGGGTGAGGATGCCGTGGAAGCCTATCGCAGCAAGGTGAAGGACATCATGAAAGACCTGACGACTAACATTCTGGCCAAGAAGGTGATGGAGCGCGCCTTTGACAGTCTAGGCATTGACGAGCTTATTGCTAGCATCATGGATGCCAGTGCAGGCAAGCTAGATGCCAACGCCATTCCGAAGCTCGCCGAGGCATTAGGGAAGGCAGGCAACCTGACCGTAGACACCATCACGAGGACGCTTGATGAGATGGAGCGTCAGGGGCATATTGAGAAGGAGAGCGAGAACAGCAGCAGCTCGTCGGTGACCAACAGCATCAAGAGTATTACCGAGAACACTGCTGACCTGCTAGCCAGCTATATCAACGCCATCCGTGCCGACGTGAGTGTGAACAGGATGACGCTGACGGAGATACTGAACGCTGTTCAGAACCAAGTAGAGATGCCCGTGATAGCGAGAGAACAGCTAGAGCGGCTGTCGGCCATCGTTGAGAACACCTCGCGGAACGCCCTTGCTGCCGAGCAGATATACTCGCTGTTGTCGGGGAACATCAACAAAGTAAATAAATTTAACATCTGATATGGAAGGAAAAGAACTGAACAAAGTGTTGCGTGACCGGGCGCGAGTGCTCGGTCTCTGCGACCAGTGGTATGACGGTTGGGATAAGGAAGAAACCAAGCAGGAGCTGATAGATAAGTACCTGAAAGGGATAGACTTCTGTATAGAGCACGATTATCCGAGGCTGGAGTTTATCAAAGCCTACTTTCCGAAGACCCTGCTGGAGAAGAACGGCATCTTCTTGGACGAAGTGTTCTCTTGTGGCAATACCGCAAGCTACAAGACCGTAGTGGCGTTGGGCAAGAGCAAGGGGATGATGTGGTACATCGGCCCTGTGAGCAGGAGCGTGTATGCACGTCATAACAGTGAGGTGACGGTGAAGGCCACCGACGGCGCACGCGTGTTTGTGGAAGCATGGGAGAACAGCAAGGTACGCGCCATAGCAGACGACGAGTCGAAGGTGTTTGTGTACTGGCACGGCGGCGAGGTAACGAGCGAAGGAAATGTGGTAGTGAGAGACAAGCGGAAATAAAGAAGAGGGCAGCGTCCTCGCGGAGCCACCCCCTAACCAACTAAAGTCATAAATATGACTTACTTCCGTTTACAAAGTTACAACATTTTGAGGTTCAGCGCAATTCTGTTGATGGTTTTTATAAAAAAAGAACAAAATTTTGCAGATTTTGCATAAATATACAGAATTTATGCTTATCTTTGCGGAAAATAAATATGTATTCAGGATATGAAGAAATGGCGTAACTTCTTTTTGCAGCGAATGGGAGAGAACGGCAACGGTTCTTCTTATCCCGTATGCGAGTCAGTGCAGACATGGGGAATATGGTGTAAGGATATTCCCTTCAAGCTATTCGACAAGGTGAAGGAGCCAGCCAGACGGACGTGGAATGACGAGCACGGCGACGACGAGTACATCGGCGATGACGGACTGTATGTAGAGGCATACACGATGACCGTGGAGCTTGGTTGCAAGAAGATGGGTGCAGCAGAAGACAACGGCGACGTGATAGCCGCCGTGAACGATGTGCGCGAGAGGGTAGGAGCTTTCTTGGAGTACCTACGCTCGTCGGGCATGATGATGCTGTATTCGTCGCACACCCGTATAGGCCGTCAGAACGTACGTCTCTCGTCGATAGACGACAGTGCGACATGGAAGACCGACGATAATGGCGAGTTCCTTCTATTCAGTGTCAGTTTCAAGGTGAACGACCCGATGACTGACGTAGTGATGAACAACGGAGTATTGATAGCTACAGTGTAGCGGTGTACGGAACAAGATATTCAGGATATGGCAGAATGGACGATATACGATAAGAACGATGAAGAGCGGACGGTGGCGCAGGGTGTGAGCACTGTGTCGGCGAAACATTATGTGCAGCCCGACCTTGAATACAGCGGCACATGGATGGGCGACTGCTTTGTGACGCTGAACTTACGTTCTGCCTATCCCATCAACTTCCAGATCGGGGACTATGTGGTGTACCGTGGTGAGAAGTTTGTGATGAACTACGACCCTAGCGTGGTGAAGAAGGCACGGAGGGGGACGTATGGCGAGGGTTTCACGTATGACAATGTGAAGTTCAATGCGCTGAGCTATGAGCTGACGGACATGCGTATGCTCGACTATGTGCTGTACGACAACAGCGTACACTACAGCAGTCTGCCTAAGTTCTCGTTTTTCTGCTCCGACGTTGACGATTTGGCCGACAGGCTGCAGGTGAACGCCAACAGATATTGCGACGATAATAACATCACGGAGTCGGACCGATGGATATTCATTACTCCGAACTGGGAAAGGACAAGGCAACGTGCGTTGGCCAGTAATTTCCCGACGGGGCCAGCGACCAGTGAACGCCCAACCGCCGACTCGATATATGGCTTTTACTTCCCCACCTTGTCGGGCGATTACGAGAAGGTGAACCAGAACGTGAGCATCGACAATATGACGGTGTGGAACGCCTGTAAGTATATCAAGGACACGTTCGGGCTGAACTTCATCGTGAGGGGCAGATATGTGGTGATAGGTGCGGAAGGCATACCCACGGAGCATTTCTTCCGTTACGGCAAGGGCAACGGTCTGTATGAGATAGAGCGTCATGCCGACGAAGACCAGGCTGTCATCACGAAGCTGTATGCCTACGGCTCGGACAAGAACCTGCCGACGCGATACTACGCCAATCTGAACGTGACCTGCGGAGGTACGGTGACGACAGTGGCGAAGGGCGGTCTGACATATAACAAGCTAGACATTCCATATAGTGCCTCGTTCTTCAAGACCAAGACCGAGGTGAACGATGTGGAGTGCTATGCGGTGCGTCTGACCTATAACGGCAATACGTATGATGCCTACGTGGGCAGT